AGGTATCGCTATGCTCAGAACAGTTAGACTTTACGGAGAACTGGCAGAGTTTGTTGGACATAAAGAATTAGATGCAGTAATAACTTCTACTGCTGATGCCATGAGATTTTTAGTTAGTAACTTTTCAGGATTGGAAGCACACATGGCAGATCGTTATTATCAGGTATTAGTTGATGATTATGAAATAGGTGAAGAAGATATACATAATCCAATAGGACAATCTGACATTAGTATTGTTCCTGTCATTACTGGTGCTGGCGGTGGTGCAGGTAGATTTTTACTTGGTGCTGCTCTTATAGGTTTTGCGATTGCATCAGGGGGAGCAGGTTTCATGGCAAGTGGTGGTTTAGGTTTTGGATCTACTGTTGCTGGTAAGTTTAGTTTTGCTGCCTTTGCTGGAAATATTGGTATTGGTCTAACACTTATGGGTGTAAGTGAAATGTTATTTCCTCAACCTCAACCACAAGACTTTAGTAATGAGCAAGATCCTAGAATATCATTCAGTTTCTCTGGGGTACAAAATACATCAAGAGCAGGAACTAGCCACCCAATCGTTTACGGAGAGATTATCACTGGATCGGTTGTGATCTCAGCAGGAATCGACACAAATCAGGTATCAGCATGATGGATAAAATTATCAGAGGAGCAGGTGGTCCTCCCCCAACTCCACCTTCTCCTACCAGAGCACCAGATACATTAAACAGCAGACAGTTTGCATCAATACAGGATTTATTATCTGAAGGAGAGATAGAGGGTTTTGCTACTCCTTCAAAAGCAGGATTAACGAAAGGAACTACAGCTTATAATAATGCTGCATTAAAAGACATATTTTTAAACGATACTCCTATTCTCAATGCAAGTGCCAACAATACAAATCCACAAACAACAGACTTTAACTTTCAAAATGTAGGATTTACACCTCGTTTTGGAACGTCAAACCAAACACATGTTCCAGGTATAGAAGGTAGCCAGTCAACAACTGCTGTAGGAGTTACAGTCACAAATTCTTCTCCTGTCACTCGTCAGATAACAAATACTGCTGTTGATGCTGCAAAAGTTACGATTACACTTCCGCAGCTACAGAAAGCTACAGATGAAGGTGATTTATTAGGTTCTTCTGTTAATCTGAAAATACAAGTTCAATACAATAGCGGTGGTTTTACAGACGTAATCAATGACACGATTACAGGTAGAACTGCTGATGCGTACCAAAAAGAATATCGTGTTTCCTTTACAGGTTCTTTTCCTGTTGATATCAGAGTTGTAAGAGTTACAGCAGATAGCACTTCATCAAATCTTGCTGATGCTTTTACTTGGACAAGTATTAGTGAAATTGTTGATGATAAACAAAGATATTTGAATAGTGCATATACAAACCTAAGAATAGATTCTGAACAGTTCAGTTCTATCCCTAAAAGAGCTTTTCGTATTCGTGGTGTAAAGGTAAGAATCCCAGGTGCAGGAGCAGGAGGATCTGGCACTCCTTCTGTTGACTTACAGACAGGAAGAATTATTTATCCCAGTGGTTACATATTTAATGGAACAATGGGTGCTGCTCAATGGTGCTCGTGTCCAAGTCTAATATTACTAGACCTCCTCACAACTGAAAGGTACGGATTTGGAACGCATATCACAGATAGCAATTTAGATTTATTTAGTTTTATTGCTGCCAGCAAGTATGCCAATGAGCTAGTAGATGATGGCTTTGGAGGACAAGAAGCTAGATTCAGTTGCAATGTAAACATACAGGGATCAACAGAAGCATTTACTTTGATAAATGAATTGGCAGGAGTGATGAGATGTTTTCCTATCTGGTCTGAAGGTTCTGTCACTATCTCACAGGATAGACCTACAGATCCAAGTTATCTGTTTAGTTTGGCAAATGTAGGTGAAGGTGGATTCAGTTACTCAGGTAGCAGTTTAAAACAAAGACATACAGTGATAAATGTCAGCTATTTCAATATGGATAGCAGAGAGATAGATTATGAAGTTGTAGAAGATACTACTGCTCAAAGCAAATTAGGAATAATTAAAAAAGATGTAAAAGCATTTGCCTGTACTTCTCGTGGTCAAGCTCAAAGACTTGGCAAGGCAATACTATTCAGTGAGCAACAAGAGACTGAAGTAGTAAGTTTCACAACATCAATAGATGCTGGAGCGATTGTAAGACCTGGATCTGTTATCTCTGTCAACGATCCAGTTAGAGGTGGAGAGCGTAGAAGTGGTCGTATAAAATCTGCTACAACCACTGCTATTACAGTAGATAATGTTAAAGATCTAAGTACATTTACAGGTACGAATAAAAAATGCAGCGTTATATTACCTGATGGATCGGTAGAAACAAAAGATATAAGTAGTATTTCTACTAATG